CTATATGTGAATCGTATTCGTGCTGATACGTTTGTCTTAGTGTTTCCATATCATCATGTGCATTTAAAACAATGCAATATTCCCCTTCTTCGTTCTGGCTCGTGAACCCGCGCACCTTTGGTGGCAGGTCCACAAGCAAAACGTTCACTTCATCACCCTCTCTAAATATCACGATTTCCCTCGCTTTTTCAATTCTTCCAAAACATTGACTGCCACTTTCAAATCTTCCGGCGTTGCATCCCGCGACGCGTCGAAAAGGATTCTTAATTCTGGGTTGTCATAAACTTCTTGTGCGATTTTTCGCGTTTCGGGGTTTAAATAATACTCTCGTTCTGCCGTTTTTTCTTCCATTAAGTCGGCGCGTGTGCATTTGAATATTCTGCAAATGGCATCTACCTTGTCCATGCGTGGGCTTTTTTCACCGCGGCACCATGACGATACAGAAGAAGTGCCAACAGAAAGGCGTTTAGCCAGCTCTTTTTGCGACATGCCGTTGACTTCCAATAAATTTCTTAAGTTTTTCGCGAAAATGGCATTAAAAGCTTTTTCCGTCATTTTATTTCCCCACTTTTTTCTTTTTCTTTATTATACTCTCTTAGCGGAAAATGCGCAACAAAAAAAATAAAAAAATCCTCTTTATGGGGTTGACAGTCCTCTTTAAGAGGACTATAATATAATCACAATAAAAAAAGTGAGGTGAAAATTCATTGAAAGAAACAGACTTTAAAATTTCGCTCAAGGCAGCAAGGATCAATGCAGAAATGACACAAAAAGAAGCGGCAAAATCGATCAATATATGCCGAGATACGCTCAAAAACTGGGAAAATGGGAAAGGAGAACCGAGGGCAAGCCAATTAAAAGCACTTTGCAATCTTTATAACTGTCCAGAAAACATTATTTTTTTGAGAAGACAATCCTCTTAAAGAGGATTAAAGCCCGCGAGAAAGAAAGGAAGAAATGAACAATAAGCACGGTGCCTATATGACGGACGAAAAAGCCTTTGATGTCGTACACAACGCCAATGGATTAGCCGACCTGCTCCAGCAAGCAGCAGATCAACTAAAGCAAAAGGATTTAGAGATTGAGCGCATGCGTCCTTCTGATCGGCGAACTGGCAAAAAATCTTAAAGGTAACGGCGTTGAAATTGGGCAGAACCGGCTTTTCGCATGGATGCGAGAAAACGGCTATTTAATCCGGCGAAAAGGCACGGGTTACAACATGCCGACGCAAAGATCGATGAAAAAGGGGCTGTTTCGCATCAAAGAAACAGCCATCCCCCATAGTGACGGACATGTGGCTGTAAGTAAAACGCCAAAGGTTACGGGGGTCGGATAAGTGTATTTTGTCAATCTCATGCTCAAAGCAAAAGATGAAGGGAGAATCGCATGACAGCCAAAGACAGGGCTACTTTAGCCAAAAAAGAAAGAGACGCGCATTTTTGGGATGTAGTTTCGCGGGATGATGCGGCGGTAATCACAGCGGAAGATGCCGCAGATGCGCTACAAATCACAGCCAATTCGCTTCGGTGCGGACTGGAAGATGGGACGCTTTCCGCGATTGGATTTATGCATCGAGGGACACGAAAAAACAACAGATATTGCGTGATCCTGCGATCAAAGCTGATCGATTGGTACACAAACAGGTAAGAAATGAAAAAGAGAACAAAGGAAATGCTGATTTTATCAGCTATTGGCATGCTGATCGCCGCGATAGTATCAGCAGCCCGCGCACAGCCGGCGTTTGGCGGTGAATACGCTTTGCCGATCCTGTTGCCGCTTGTGTGGCTATGGATTTGTCAAATTCGCGACGATTTGCAGGCATGAAAAAACCGCCATTACGGCGGCCCTAACAACAACATTATTATAGCCCGATTCGCGGGCGATTGTCAAGGCGGCGTTAAGCCAATCGTTCTCCTCCTTCAAAATAAAAAAGCGTGTTTTTTGTTCATACCACGTCGCCTTGATTTTTTTAGAAAGGATAAAAAAATGAAAAAGACGAAAGAATATGCGTTCGGCCTGATCGAAGGCCGACACGATATGCCTGTTGAGGACTATTTACTCGACGAGGTGGAAAATGTGTTGGACTTCAAGGAAATCAGACACAAACTGCGAAAAAAGCTGGGCAAAATCCCGTTTGAGTTCAAAGGGACAATCCGGGAAGTGCCGTGCAGCTTAGAGGGCGATATTACCTGCAAAGTGTCAAAGGACATTTTGAAGGTCTACGTCACTGGGCTGACAGCGGCAGTCGCCGAGTTGATTTCGGTGTGTACAGAGGATGGCATCCCGCTGACACTGATGCACTATGACCGTGAAAGCGGCAGTTATGTGCCGCAGTACGTAACAACATGGTGGTGGTAAATAAATGCGATCTCAAAAACTTAAAAATGATTTTAATTTAATCAGAAACATTTGCAAAGTGATTGAACCGGATTTTTTTGATGATGAAAACAACGATTGTTACATCAATAAAATCACCATCTACAATACGGGCGAAAAATTATCAATTTCAGTCAGCGTCGCTTATGGGATTGAAGAATTGGCCGAAAAATGCAATCAGCCGATTGATATTGAAACCTTATTTGGCGATGGATTGCCAGATATTCAACAACTCAACTTTAAATACAAAAACATGTGTTTTTCGGAAAGTAAGAGGTGCAAAAAATAAATATCTACAAAATTGACGCCGCCATCACGGCGTGCGTTGATCAGGAAACAGGAGAAATCCTTGACGAGGCGGCACTGGATGCACTCGTTATGGAACGCGACAAAAAGATTGAAAATGTGGCGTGCTGGATCAAGGACTTAAAAGCGGAAGCTGGCGCAATTCGCGAAGAAGAAAAAGCCCTTGCTGACCGCCGCCACAGCGCGGAAAACAAGGCAGAAAGCTTGAAGCAGTGGCTAAACGATGCTCTACGCGGCGAAAAATTCAAAACCGCCAAAGTATCTGTTTCGTACCGAAAAAGCAAATCGGTACACGTCACGGATGAGAAGGCCATTGATGATAAATTTTTTGTGCCACAGCCGGCCAAACTCGACAAAAGAATGGTTAACGAGTTTTTAAAAAATGGCATGGCCGTTAAAGGGTGCGAATTAGAAGAAAAAATTAATTTACAGGTGAAATGAGGTGATGGGATGAACCCGATTTTAATCATGGGAGATAGTGGGTCCGGAAAGACAACGTCCATGCGAAATTTGGATCCAAAAACAACATTTTATATCGACGCCGATAAAAAGGGTCTGTCGTGGCGCGGCTGGAAAAAGCAGTATTGTAAGGAACATGAAAATTACATGCGCAGTAGCAATGCCGAAAATATCATGAAGGCTATGGCACGCATTGACAGCGAAAAAAAAGAAATTAAAACAATCGTAGTTGATACCCTGAATTGGATCATGATCGACGATGAGATGGAACGCCGAAAAGAAAAGGGCTATGACAAGTGGGCTGATTTAGCCTATTCCATCATCGGAGTTATCTCAATGGCGAAAAATCTTCGCGAGGATTTGACGGTGATTTTTACGGCGCACACGCAGACGGATAGGGACGACAGCGGGTATATGTATACCAGAATGAAGACATCCGGAAGAAAATTAGACAAAATCTGCCCGGAGTCCATGTTTACCACGGTTCTCATTTCGCGATGCAAAGATGCCGCGAGACAGGAATACATTTTCGAGACACAAAGCAACAATTCTACGGCGAAATCGCCGATGGGGCTGTTCGATGATGTTGAGATACCAAATGATACGATGGTTGTTTTAGAAAAATTAAAAGAATATTAAGGAGATTAAACAATGAAAAAACCAGAAGGCTATGAAGAAACGCGCGCGGCAGGTGAATTTACTCCGGTTGAATTAGGCGGGCATAAGCTCATCATCAAAGGGGTTGAAGAGCGAAAGTCCAAAGCAGGCTTAGACATGATCGTCGTTGCTTTTGACTTCGCGGATGACGATAAGCAGCCTGGTTATTTTTCGCAGGAATTTCAAGACGATGTACGACCGGATAAGAGGTGGCCGTTCCTCGGCACGAAATACATCATGGTCAACGCTTATCAATCCGAAAAATGTTCGAAAGATTTTAAGGGATTTGTTGCGAGCGTTGAAAAGTCCAACCAGGGATTCCAAACCCGCTGGGATGACCAGTTCGCAGCGCAGTTCAAGGGCAAGCGTGTCGGGGCCACTTTCGGCGAAGTCGAGAGCGAATATCAAGGCGATTTCTATACACGAAATGAAATCAGATGGTTTATCCCGATTGACGAAGTAGCTGATGCGAAAATTCCAAAGAAGAAATTTGCGAAAAATTCGCCAAACCGTCCGGGCGCTATGCAGCCGCTAAAAGACGCCGATTTTAAAGCAATCGTCAACGAAGACGATATCCCCTTCTAAGCTATGGATATTCAAATCGACACAAGAGAAAAAAAGTGGGAGTTGGCGCGGATACAGCGCCAACTCGCCGCATTAGGTGCTAGGACATTCTTGTCAAAATTATATGTTGGCGACTATCTTTCGCTGGATAATCCCCGCGTGGTGATTGATCGAAAAAAAGATTTGCTGGAAATTTGCGGCAACGTTTGCCAACAGCACGAACGCTTTCAGCGCGAACTATGCCGGGCGAGAGATGCGGGCATTCATATCATTTTTTTAGTCGAACATGGCGGCGGCGTTAAAGCGCTGGATGATGTTTACTTTTGGAAAAATCCTCGACTTAAAAAATCGCCGAAAGCGACAACTGGGAAAAACTTATATAAAACTTTAAAAACTATTAGCGAAAGATATGGTGTTGAATTTAAATTCTGCGATAAAGACGAAACCGGGAAAAAGATCATTGAACTGCTGAGCGGTGGGGGATGATACGATGCGGAAAAACGACATTATCAATGAAACTGTCACCATGGCAGACATCATTCGGGACTTCGCGGGCATCGATAGCAAATGCAGGCGGCTGGATCACTGCCCAATCAACGGCTGTGAAGCGCATGACGGTTTCAGCTTTTCGCGTCGACTGTATCAGTGCTTTGTGTGCGGCGCAAAAGGAAATGTGATCGGTTTTGTCATGAGTTTTTTGCACTGTGACTACAAAGCTGCCATCGCCGAGATCAACAAAAAATATCGACTTTGGCCGGATGACGGCGTGGACGGATTAAACGAAAAAGAACTGCTCGCAATCCAACGACAGGCCGAACACAGGCGGCAGGAAAGGCGAAAGCTGGACGCCGCCGAAGCGGAAAGATTAGCGGCCACAGACGAATTAAACAGATTGGACGCTAACAAAGCCAAATTTGCGCCAAAAAAGCCGAGAGACCCGCTGGACCCACGCTATATCGAAGCGTGTATGCGGTTGCCGACACAAGAATATATCGTAGGCACGATGGGGGGGCATCATGGATCAAGCTAAAGAAAATATCATCATCACCGCCACCGATCAGATAAACGGCGAAAACGTCCTAAACGACGAAGTGTTTGATTATCTTTTCTCGATCGAGGACTGGCAAATCAGGCAGGAAGAAAAGCTAAAAATCGGCGACATTGCGAAAAAAGCGCGCAAAAAAGGCGAATTCTTTAAAATTTATAAAGCCTACGAAGAAGAGTGGGCGGCAAAGTTTAAAAACAAGCAAGCTGCTGGAAAAACACAATTTTTCGACGACGAACCGGACAAAGAGCTGAATTGCGGCCCATGGATCGCGAACGCATCCGGCGTCAAACGTGTTGAAGTGAGCAAGGGTGGCGTTCAAGAGATGAACGCTTGCCCGGTTCCTGTTACCATCAACAGATTTTTCGAGAACCGCCAAACCGTCGAAGAAAAGGTGGAACTGGCTTTTAAGAAAAACGGTAAATGGAAAACGATCACCCCCGCAAAGTCAACGATCGCAAGCGCGAATAAAATCGTTTCGTTGGCAGATGTTGGACTGCCGGTAACGTCCGAATCGGCACGTTCACTGGTCCAGTTCTTGGCAGACCTTGAAGCCTATAATCCCGAGAAAATCAAATATCAACCATCCACCTCAAAATTGGGGTGGATGATGGTAAAAGACAAAATGAAATTTGTTCCATATAGCATGGATGGCATTAGCTTTGATGCCGAAGAACGCTTCAAAAAAACGTTTGATGCGATCAAACCTCACGGCGATAAAGAAAAATGGCTATCACTTGTTCGCAGCATCCGGGCATCCGCCCGAATTGAGCCGCGGGTAATGCTGGCCGCTTCTTTTGCATCAGTGCTTGTCGGGCCGCTTAATCTTTTGCCTTTCGTGGTGCATTTGTACGGCCAAACAGAGGGCGGTAAAACAGTGTGCGCCATGTTAGCCACCTCGGTATGGGCGAACCCGGATCACGGAGCATCCTACTTCGCGGACTTCATGACAACACAGGTTGCGCTTGAGGCGCGGGCAGACTTGCTTAACAATATGCCACTTATTATTGACGACACCGCCAAGGTCTCAAAAAAGATCGGAGACGATTTTTCAGAGTTAATTTATATTCTTTGTTCAGGGACCGGAAAAGATCGCTCTAACGTCAATTTGGGGCTCTGCAGGACCAACACATGGGAAAACTGCATCTTGACAACCGGCGAGCATCCGATTGTGGACGTTTCAGCACAAGGCGGAGCGATTAACCGCGTGATTAGCATTGAAGCGGGGCATACACGCATTTTTCAAGATGGTCATGCTGTCGCTGAGTGTTTAAAAGAAAACTACGGCTTTGCTGGTGAATTTTTTACAGAATATTTAAGCATCAAAGGATTCGACTTTGCGAAAAAGCGATATGAAGAAATTTTCAAATCGCTAAAAGACGGCAAGATGGAAAAACAGGCGATGGCCATGAGTGCAATTTTGCTCGCTGACGAAATCGTCACAAGCTGTCTTTTCGCGGATGACAAGGCTTTAACTATCGACGACGTGAAAGATTGTATGAGATCAGAAAGTGAAATATCCGAAGAACTACGCTGCTATCAGTACGTGTGTGAACATGTTATAGTCAACAACGCAAATTTTTACGACGATAGCGCTAAATTTAAAGCGCCGCGCGTAGTTTGGGGCCGGATCAACAATGACATTGTTTACTTCATCCCAACGATTTTAAAGCAGATTGTTAAAGATGCTGGGTTTTCGTTTGACGGTTTCGTGAAGTGGGGCATCCGTGAAGGGGTGATACAGCATCAGAGAGATAGGCAAACCTATAAAGCAAGACTTTTTCCAAACGAAATTGATCCAAAACAGAAATCCTGCTACGCAATCGAAGTGGCGACGCCAAATGCATTTAAAGTTCTTGATGATGTTAATGAAGATGATTTACCAGACACAATCAAATTTTAATGGTCACTTTCGGGCGCACGCAATGACAAAAAAATACCTTTTTCGCATAAAAAAGTGCGGAAATTGCGTTGTTTTAACAACAAAACCGGCACAATATCCCATTGTATCCCGGTTATCCCGGTAAATATCCCGTTTTTGTAAAATGCTGAAACCCGCATGCATAGGGCGTTTCATGGAATTTATCCCGGTTATCCCGGTTATCCCGGTGTTTTCACACTATATATATATACGTAAAAAAAATAAATAAAAGTTTTTTTCTCGCGCGTATAGGGGTAAAAAAAGTACGGGATAACCGGGATAACGGGATATGAGGCGTGAAACGCGCATAAACACTACATTTCTTATATCCCGTTGAAAAAATACTTTACGGGATAAAAGCGCAAAAAACGGGATATAAACCATAAAAACGTCGTATTTATGGCCAAAAGAGTAAAATTTTGTCATTTATCAAGCGAAAAAATAAGAATGAATGAACGTCAATTCATATAACAATTTTGTGAAACATTATTAAAAGCAATAAACTATATATATTCAATAAATTATATAAAGTTATATTGTACACAATTATTATAAAGGAAGGAATTAATCATGAAAAAGATGTACGCTGAAAAGGTCTTTGAAATCATCAATAAGACATGGAAAACAGTAAAACCGTATGCAATCATGCTGGATGATCGCAAAAAGTTCAGCGATGCCACCATTCACGAAATGGCAAAAAAAGCGGAACACTTCGCGATCGGCAACCACGTGCAAGACACGGTTCGCGAAACGGGATGTTTGGATTCCGAAATCAACGGTGTGTGCGGATGCTTGATGACAATCGTTTCGGCATTAGCAGCACGAGAGGGATTAACCGATCCGATAGAAGAACCGGAACAAATTCACGGGTAACAAGATATGCTGGGATTGGCAGGTAAAAATCATGGCTAACTATCAATCGTACATGCGAAAGCAAAATCCAGATGACTACCTATGCAATAACCGTCAGTGCCGGGCGTGCGTATACGGAACAGGTTTTTCACGAAGAAACCCGAAATGTACATACATTACGAAAAAACATCATTCGCGAGGATGTGATATTCCGTTCTGCAAGCGGTTCGAGCTAAAGAAGGGCAAGCGTCGACCGGTCAACTTAACTAAACGTGATTTTGAGCGCTGGTTCAAGGCGTACGGGGGCAAAAATGAGCAGAACGAAGCTAAAGCATAAAACGAAACCAATCAAACTGCCGCCGGGGATGATGAAGCCCGTCGCAAAACAGATCAGCGATGAAGCAACTATTTTGGCCCGAAAGATGATGGAAAAATCAAAGCGGGATGCCACCCGGGAAGTGCTGGAGCTGTTGTTGACACTGCCGACGATTGTCATTTTGGACAGTTTCGGCAAGCTGATGCCAAAAGCCGGACGGATCGAGAAATTTATTGAACTGGTGGAAGAACAGCTCCGCTATATCGAAAGCGGAGAAGTGCTGTTGGACGAGTTGAAAGCCCAGATTGAAGAAGAAATCGGGCACAAGATTACTTGGAGATTCGAGTGAAGCCGAGACATATCGTTTTTACATTTTTCGACGGGTATAACGATCGAAAACTAAAAGCATCGGGTGATGCAACATTGCAATAATTATCGGAAATTGAAAGTTTTTGTCATAACAAAATTTTAGAGAGGAGAAAACATGACAGACGAAACAACTAAGCAAAAGAAAGCTAATGATGATGAAAATTTAAAAATCAAAATCAAGTATCAGGACGGCGTTAAGCCTTTGGAGAAAATGACCAAAGGGGATTTGATCGACCTTTCTGCCAGCGAAACGGTGATCATGCGAAAAGGAGACTATCGGACGATCCCACTGGGGGTGGCCATGGAGTTGCCACCCGGGTATTTCGCAAAAGTATATCCCAGATCAAGCACTTTCAAAAAGCATGGCATCATCATGGCCAACAGCGTCGGAATCGTGGATAACGCCTACAAAGGTGATGATGATATTTGGCAGTTCCCAGCGGTTGCTTTGCGGAATACATGTATCGTTCAAGGCACGCGCATCGCACAATTTGAAATTTGCAAAGCGCAAGTGCCGATTGAATTTGAAACTGTCGAAAAATTAGAAAACCCGAGACGTGGCGGGGTCGGAAGTACCGGGGATTAAATACACAAATTTATTTAGAGGAGTGAAGAATATTGGATACAATTTTAAATATTTTATTTATTATTTCATTTGTTGCTTTGATTGTATTGGAAGCCTTTGTGATGGTGGACAGAAGGCGCAACATTGATGTCAATGAAGAACTTAAAAAATTTTTGATTAAAATGTCTAAATCTGAAAATTGTAAAATTAATTTCTTTATAACGGGTGCTAAAGATGAAAAAACTACGAGGATTGATGAGTGAATTAGGATTCGGCAATTTAGAAGTTTTAAAAGAGGAGTACGAAAAAGCGCTAAAAAACGCGAAAAGATGAATCGAAGGAGATTTTTTATGAAAATTTATGTTAGTCAGCCGTTGGTCGGTAAAACGAGTGAGGAATATCTGGCGAATCGGAAAGAGATTGTCAAACAAATTAAAGTGGAGTATGGAGACGATGTTGAGATTATTGGGGACTACGTCAAGGACAAGTGGGATAGTACCGACAAGGCGTTCTTCGCACCGGGGTGGCAGGATGACAAGGACTGCGTTAAAGAGCATGATGAGTGTGAGCGGCTGGGAATTGAGATTATTTATGATGGATTGCCCGAAGTGACAGAACGTGAAAAGTTGCTGGACGAAGCAAAGCGAATTGTCTGCGGCGATCGGGATCAGCAGTACGGAAAGCCGGAAGATAATTTTGAAACAATTGCGAAGTTATGGTCGTACTATCTAACATATCCGATCTCAAAAGGTGATGTAGCTATGATGATGATTTTACTCAAAGTAGCGAGAGAAGGCGAAAAACATAAGCACGACAATCTGGTCGATATCGCCGGATATGCAGCATGTGCAGCGGAGTGCGAAAATTATGAGGGTAATGAAGGCAGAAAAGAGGTAACACATGAAAGCGACAGTATGTGATAGATGTGGGAAAATTGTGCCGTACTCTGACGATGAAGAATATTTCGTAGAGTTTGATATTCCCACAAGTACCGATTGCGAATTGATTGGGATTTCCGAGAGGGATAGCATTGAGCTGTGCGGAAAATGCACGGAAGAACTCAAAAAATTTATGACAGGGAAAAAGGATGTAGGAGAAAAATGAAAAAACAAATTATTTTAACGCTGGCCATTGCGGCCGGTATAGTCATCACCTGTACGGTGGCGGTGCGTGCTAAGACGGTGACGCCGCCGAGTAAGCCGGAATTTAGCGCCTATGAGGCGACATTGGAGAAGGGAGACAGTGGCATTAAAAAAGTGGTGGTATTACAAGACAATAAACGGCATCAGGAATTTATCCTGGTGCCAGGGTATGGGATGATTTTTCGGTGGCAGGATGCAAGAAAGATAGGCGAATAATGAAATCTAAAATAATATCAGAACTCGACCAGCGATTTTCCGACCTGGCTAAAATGCATACATATCAAAGCGAAGATGGATTCTATGTTGGCGGGAAATACG